CTTCAACACTCTTTGCTTTCCGCTAGCTTTGTGCAACATCCCTCCACCTTTGGAATGATGTTTCCGAGGAAGTCTTCTTCATTCACGGTCACCGTTGACCAGGATTGGTTGAGGATGCTCGGAGTCGCCGGAGTGACGTCTTTCTTCGCCTACCAGGTGTGGAAGTACAGCAAGCTCCGTGCGATGCGATTGGAGTTGGAGATCGTCGGCCACGCCACTGGGTTCCACCACGGACCCTTTGGACGGCTGATGTTTCGCCAGTCGCTGGGTGACACTTTGTACCAAGTTGTTCCGAAAGCGGTTACTATGGTTCCAGGACTTGTTCCGGATCCGTTGACACCCGTCACCTACGACTTCGTACCAGTGGCAACTCCTCTCAATTCAGACGAGTCCGCCATCCTGTCATCCCCTCTCCCTCGACCTTGTCTTGCATTTCCCAAGTGGTGCGGCGAGATACTGTTCGAGTCTGCGACTGGGACCTGCCAATCTCTCGGCTTCGCCGTGAGGGTCGGCAGTTACCTTGCCATGCCCCACCACCTCTTCAACAGAGAAGGCAAGGTGGGCTACAACGCCACTAGCTGCATTTTGCGCGGCACTGGCGGGCTCAAGACACGCATCAGCCTGAAGAACCCAAGTTTTCCTTTCGACCCGGCAGAGACAGAGCTTTCCCTCTTGTCCGGTTCTTGGATGGACTTGGCTTTCTACTATCAGGAGGACGCCATCTTCGGAGCGGCCGGAATTTCGTCACTGAAGTTCACGGAGATCTCACGTCGCAACGAGGCGACCATCGAGGTTTTCGGCCGCCCAGGGGACTCCCTTTTGGTGTCGTCGGGCTCCATCATTCCCGACCATCCTTTGGAGAGTTCCCGCGGCGTGTTCAGACACACCGCGAACACCATTCCGTCCTATTCAGGTTCCCCAGTGGTCTCCACTCACAACGGCAAAGTCTTCTTCCAAGGCATGCATATTTGTGGAGGAGAGGGGGTCAATTTCGCGATCACCTCTGTGGCTTTCTGCTACGCTCTGCGGAGCATCGGAGCCCCGCTGGAACCTAAGACTAAACCGTCAGCCGTTTGGACCCTACTTAGTGGCATTTACGGTTTGCAGGACGAGTCCCCTTCCGAGACCTCGTCGTACGGGGAGCTTGATCCCAACCACATGCGGATCCGGACTAAGAAGCAACATCGCGAACTCCTTGCGCAGGATAAGACCAGCTACTACCTCACAGATGCAGGCCGCGCTGAGCTTAATTACGACCGGGTCGTGCATAACGAGATCACTCACCACCTACATGGGAACGACTCATCCTTCAGACACAAAGAAGACGAATCCCCCGACGCCGAGGAGGAGACAGTTGACACCCTTCTGCAACAGGAAGCTACTTTCATGGCGATGTTCCACAAAATCCTCCAAGAGGATACTCCGTTCGTTCACGACGGGTGGGTACGTCGATGTGCTTGCTGGTTCATGGGAAGGAAAGCAGGCAACGCTACCATCTCACGATTGGTGCAGAAGTCCGTCTTGGGCACCAGCAATTATCAAGGGGAGAGCTGGGTGTATTTATACATTCCAGAGCCTTCCAAGACTGTCAACCTTCTCCAGCCGAGTGCTCCGCCACCCCCGAGTAGTGCGTCAACACGAATCCCGTTCGACCAAGCTACTATCATGGACCACTCAGTGCCTTCCCCACAGCTTCCTCAAGGCTACTTCTCCTTCGAGACTGTCTTCCCGCCGGCTGCTCCTGCAGTCGCTCCCCCAGTTCGCAAGCCAGCGATTGGAGAGGACGCGTGGGGCGACAGACTGCCCTTCCACGAACAGTCCCGTTCATCGGATCCCACCCTCCCGTGGGCTCAAAACGTCACCGAATGCCGCCCTCCTATCCCTGCTGAGCCTCTCTCAGCAGACCAGATCGGCGCTCTCAACGAATGGATGAGCCATGGGTCAACGGAGTGGGAGGCTCTTGAACACCTCAAGGGTGTTGGAGCCAGTTCGCTTTTGAACGAGCCTGGGTTTGCCGAGTACCGGAAGTACTTGCAGGCAGGCAGTCCGAAGTTGTGGGAGCGGAAGACGGACATACCACAGTACCTCAACAAGAGGGGCGAGCGCCATGCATACAGGATCGGCTCTTGTTTGCAGGCCTTTCAACACACAACTGAGGCTCGCCCTCTGTCGGAAGAGTTCATCGGCCTCGTCAGAGAAGCCGACTTCGAATGGCACGGTAAGAAGCTAGCAGATGTTCTGGCTGGTTTCGTGGCTCCACCTTCGGGGCCCAAGGCTGTCAAGTCGAGTTTCCGTGGACAGTGCGAGCGGCAGTCTCCTGGCAACTGGAGGAAGATCATGCGTCAACCTAAGTTTGCCAACGAGCTTCGCGAGTTCGTTTCTCACTACCCAGTGGTGGACTCCCCTTTGGAGAACACGTTCACTGAGCTGTTAGAGACGTTCATGAACAATGCCGACGTTGAGAAAAGTGCGGGGTGGTCCGCTCGCTACCGCCCCGGAGCCAAGGGCGTCTGGATTTCCAAGCCAGAGGGTAGAGACCTTCTCGCGTACTTGGTGTCTTGCCGCTTGGCGCTGCGGATTGCGGAAGGTGAGAACATCCACTGGTTGTCTCCTGAGGACATGCTCAGGCTCGGACTCAAAGACCCAGAGGAGATCTTCACCAAAGACGAACCCCACGGGAAAGACAAAGCCGACGCCCAGCGTTGGCGCCTCATTTGGCCCTGTTCAATTGTGGACGCAGCCTGCCAGGACTTGGTCCATCGGAAGCAGAACAAGGCGGATATCTCTGCCTATGCCTTCGATCAGTTGAACGTGCAAGGAGTCGGAATGGGGCACCACGACGACGGAATACAACGGACAGGGCGGATGTTGGAACACCTGTCCCAGACCGGCCGTCTTGACCTGAAGGGCTCCGACGCTTCAGGGTGGGACATGTCAGTCTGCCGCGACGCCCTATACTTCGACGCCGAGCGTCGGACTACAAGGATGTCCAGAGCTGACGCGCTCGCCCGAGACCTTTTGTTCGCCGAAGCTGCGACAAACTCGACCCATATCTTGGTGATATGGAAGGAGTTGTGGACCTTCCACAATTTTGGCGTCACAGCCAGCGGTATTCCTTCCACGTCAGCCCAGAATTCCCCGATCCGTGCCTTT